GTTTGACGGTTCCGCGATGCCAATCGAAGAGGCCCTTATCGGGGCAGCGTCTTCGGTAGCTCGCGACGGCGGACGACCTGACACCGCTTTCTGTGACTTCAAAACCTACGCTTCTCTTGAGAAGTCTTTGGGTTCTCGGGTTCGGTACAACACGGTTAAGGCCCCCAAGGTCGATATCGGGTTCTCTGGAATCACGGTTGCTGGTCCCAAGGGCGACATCAACATCCTCCCGGACTACAACTGTACTCCGGACGTGATGTACATGCTCCAGATGGACACTTGGGTGCTTGCAACTCTTGGCGATGCTCCACAGTTCCTTGACCAAGATGGGAACAAGATGCTCCGCGATGCGGCTGATGACGCATACGAAGTGCGTTTAGGCTACTACGGAAATCTCGGATGCTACGCTCCGGGTTACAACTGCCGAATCGCTCTGGCCTAACTAACCTTTGCTTTTGCATGAACATGATGGGGGTGGGGGATAAACTCCCCGCCCCCTTATAAAGAGGTGAATAATGGCTAATCGAATGTTTAAACCGCTCGGCGGTTCACTAACGCAGGAAGTCGTCTTGCTGACGGGGAAGTTCGCGTTTTCTGACGGCAGCGGGAATGTTGACACCCTTGTTCACGCAGGGTTCTCTGTTGCTGCGGCCAACTCTGATGGTGAGCAGGTAATTACTCTTGATGACACCTACAACGACCTTGTTGGCATCAGTCTGACTTATGCAGGGGATGGCTCTTTCGCTGCGGATGGGTCAGAATCAACAGTCTCTGAGGTTTCGGCTGAGACAGTATCAACCGACAGAACCATCACCATCCAGCATGTAGAGGTTGCGGGGGGCGGGAAGCAGACACAGGCTAACCTGAACGGCAAAACTGTCCGCTGTATGATCTGGCTGAAAAATAGCGGTATATAGGAGGCTCAGATGGCTGGTAGACTATTTAAACCCTTGGGCGGTTCTCAGACTCAGGGTGTGACTTGTCTTAGGGCGAGTTGGACGTTTGACGCATCAGATGGGTCCGTTCCTGCGGGGGATCGTCAACAGGAGGGTTGGTTTATTGGTGGCCTCTACAATGATGGGAGTAGCACAGCAAACCAAGCATTTTATCTGGGTCGATTTTTCCAGCAACCTTATGCCGCCAGCGCACTGACTCCGCATTATGACCAGAACGATTTCTATAACGATATTCTCGGCATTGAAATCACCTATGAGAGTGATTCGGACCCTGTTGCTGGCGAGAGGATGACTTTTGAGCTGACCGGAAACTATGTGGATGCCTTGCTGGATGGTGGTACTTTTGCCCCTGTCTTTGCGGTCAAGCACATATCGCTTGATGATGGGACCGGTGCAGCAATAGAGGACCTATATGGAACAACCATCCACATGGTTGTTTGGCTAAAGAATAGCAGTAACTAATCGAACCTGCGTCGTGTTTCGCATAAAGTCTCCCGACAGTGCATGAACAGGGCGGCGCAGGTTCTACCACTTGAGATGAAGATATGTCTCCGAGGTAATTTATGAGAACTTTGAAATTCCGCTCAACCTATGCTTCTGGCGATGCCGTCGCCAATGTCGCGGTGTTTGACATTAAGGTTCAGGAACACCTTACCAGCACCATCATTGCTCACACCACCGATGCCTCACACGGGAAGCTTCATGTGTTTTATGTGTTTGACAATGATGACGGCACCTCAGTAGAGAAGCAGATTGGTTCAGACATTGTATTAACCGCAGACACCACTGTAATAACCAGCTACGACCATAAAATCCCTCACATGAGGCTTAAATATAGCAAGACCGGGGGCAGCGGCGCCGGGACTGTCCGAATAGACGCGACAACGGCCAACTGATGCGGCTCATCTTGTTGTTCTTGATGGTGTCTGCTTCCTGCGCGACTGCAAAGCCGGAGTGTATGCCGCAATTAAGTAAGGCGTGTGACCCTACTCAGCTAGAACACTGGGAAGAGGAGATGCGGCTTGCTTTGGCTGAGTTAAAGGAAGAAGGGGTGGACGATGCCGAAGAATACAAAAACCCTTAGTAAACTCAGAACCCTTATTCGCCAGAGGGCGGATATGGAGAACTCAACCTTTGTTACCGATGATGAGATCGTGGGGTTTATTAATCAATCCATCGCAGAGCTGCATGATGAGTTGATAACCCTCTACGAGAACTTCTATCTGTCCAGCGAGGCGCTAACGCTCCCGGCAGACAGCCCCAAAACCCTCCCTGATGACTTTTATAAGTGCCTAGGGGTAGACCTTAACACCTCCGGGATGACTTATCGTCTCAAGCCGTTCCAACTGGGGGAGAGAAATACCTACTCCAACCCTGCTTATTCTGTTTCGGGAGCGCCGATACTTTTTTACAGCATCCAAGGGAATGAATTAAAATTCATGCCTGAGACAACAGTTTCGGCAACAGGAACCCTTTGGTATGCCCCGGAGCCTCAGCAGTTTGCGCTTGGTGCTGGTGATGACGATATTGAGTTGAACGCAAAGGCTCGACAGATAGCTATTGGCTATGAGGAATATATTATCCTCGATGGGGCGATTAAATGCCTCATTAAAGAAGAGAGTGACTACTCGACTCTGGTGGCTCTTAAGGAGCAGCAGCGTCAGAGGATTGTAGCGTCAGCCGCGAGGCGGGATGCTGGAGAACCTTACCGGGTTCAAGATGTAAGGTCCGGAACATTACAGACGAACTATGTTAATTGGTAGGTTTGATGGCTTATCGGCCCCTTATAAAGATGGCGACTGTTTCTGATGGTGGCCCGATTCAGGAGAACGCTAGTTCTGCTATTCGGCGAATAGTATCCAAAGAAATGGTGGACGGTGAGCTTATCGAGGGGGTCTCTCTTTTTGGCGGGGCCGCTCCTGTAAGCGGAGTCACCCCCGAAGTGCTCCTTCACTTAGACAGCAACACGACCGACTCCAGCGGGAACGACGCCACGGTTACGATCGGCGGGTCATTCCCCCCAACTCCGCAATACGTGACGCCGACAGATATAGGCTACACGGACGGCGGCGGATCGTGGGTATCGACTCAAAGCGGCGGCGGATTCAGTACGGCTTTTCATATCGGCGGGAACTCCGGCGTAAATAACGATCGCAACTGGCTCAAGTTCCCCACCCCCTCAATCGGGGAAGGCGCTTTTACGTTCGAGTGCTTTATCGAGCCTGTTTTAACTCATACGAGCCAAGCCGTTTTCTCCTACGATGACCCCGCCAGCGGTGCCGAGTTCATGGCGTACTTTACCAACAGCGGCGGCGTAACGAGGATCCAACTTTACAACAAGGACAGCAGCGGCACCGTGCAATATGCCTTATGGGGGTTCGACTGGACCGAAACGGGGAAGGCGAAGCACTACGCTATTCAGCGAGCCGCAAAGGTGGGCTCGACAGCACAGTGGGATTTGTATTTCGATGGCAACAAGATAGCACATACGGCATGGAGCGGTAATACTGGGGACCTGAACGCAATCGACATCTCTGGCGGAAACGTGCTTATTGGTCAGTTTCGGGAGAGTGGTGGGGTCAATAATGCCGCGCTATATGTTGATGAAGTCAGGCTAACTAAATCTCTTGTTTACTCAGGTAGCACATACTCGGTTCCCGTCGTTCCTCATTCTGTCAGCAGCGGCGGGTCTGGCTCAAAAATAAACAAGGTCAGACACAAACTCGGGCGGAAGGCTAAGGGGGCGATGGTCGTTAAGCGGTCGGGCACCTCGGATATTCAGGTGCTATCGTCAAACAGCGCGAATGAAATATCCATATCCTCAACCAACGACGTAAAAGTCAGTCTGTGGGTGTTTTGATGGCATTGAAGAAGCTCATGAACGGATTTCACTTCACCAAGGGGCTTAATCAGAAGCCCGATAAGAAAAACCAATCAGGGACGACTGCGGCCTTTGGTCAGGATATTCTTAAGGCTGAATTGCAGGACTGCGAAAACTTCCGTTTCGACAGGACCGGGCGACTCGATAAACGCCTTGGGTTCAAGCAGCAGGGGAACGTGGTCCCGGATATGGCCGGGGGCAGCGATGGGGCGATTAGCAAGGGGGTGGCTCTCACTCACCGAGGGGACGAGCTTATACTTTTCGACGGCTCGAAAGCATACTCCCAAACCAATGACGAGAAGTGGGTTGACCGGGGAGATGTCCTTAATATCAGGGCGAAGAGCGAGAGAGTCGCAAGCAACGCCCAAGCGACATCGACAAAAGCATCCTTCGGGATAAACGGGAACTACGAAATCACAGCATGGGCGGAGCAGCCTAACGCGAGCTTTACGGACATCCAAAACCTGAAGCACCTGCCTGATGTCGCTTCGGATATGCGGGTTAAATACTCTATCCGGGACCGACAGACCGGGGCGATGATTATCCCGGCGACGGTTCTCGATGTATACAAGCCGATTGGACCGGCCCTTAACGGGACTGTCTCTGGGTCTGCTACCGGGGACGACCTTACCGGTGGCTCTACTGCGTTTCTCTCTCAGCTAGGTACAGACTACTGGGTTGAGGTGTCTGATGGCTCTACCAAGATGGAGCGTCACCGGTTACTCACCCTGACCGATGATACTAATGCGATAGTGGCAAGCACCACAGACGGGACCGGGGCTAATGCTAACTTCGGGTTCACTTTCTCCGGAACCACCGCCTACCCGGTTCACACCCAGAGCATTTATTCGCAGTATTTCACCCCAAGGCCGCAGGTCGTAAGCATCCCCGGCACGAATCATGTGTTCATATTCTCGGCAATCGGACATGAAATCCATTACTGGTACATCGACACAACCGGGGGGACTGACTCAAACCTGACTGCGGTTTCAAAGGGGTCTATCGGTGCATCGATGAGTTGGCAGCATCCGCAATTTGTTGCTGATTACTGGCTGACTACTGAAGCAACTGATGACGCCGATGGCGCTGAGATAGTGACACTCCGAAACTTTGCGAACGCAGCGTTTACCACAGAGAGGGTGTTTATCGAGTCATGGGAGATTGATGACTCAGCGGGTGCGAGCAGGGGCGACCTGACACTAAGGGACCAGACAGATTGGATAACCGATGTGTCTGACGGGAACTACACCCCCGGATACCCCTCGGGTCTTTCGGAGGCGGTATCTGGTCAATTCTCGATGAAGGTTCTTCACTCTCTTGATTCGGACGGCAAGCCCGAGAAGTCGGCCTTAAATCAGGTGATTGTTGTGGGTCCTGTTGAGGATGGGGGTTCGGGCTATGATACCAAGATATTCCTGTTTAATTACCAACTGGCCCTGACCGCAGAAACGGGGGACTCATACACCCTCGGCGGGGTGGTTCCTCAACTCCCAAGCGGCTCCGTACATCAGCGCTCCGGGTTCGCGTTCGATGCGGATACCGTCTTCATAATGAGCGAAATAAGGGAGACAGGGAATTTTGACCCGTCAAAATCAGGGGAAAGGGACCTTCGGAATGACCCTCGGAGTTACCTTGTCTCGACAGCCATATCCAGAGCGCACCCCTTCACCCTCCAGTATTCTCGCCACCTCCAGATGCAGACATCGGTTGTCAGTGATGGTTTTGTTTCTGATGGGGTCCCTTATTTCTGGGTGTCCCATGCGTCATCGACGGACAGAACGACCGTCACCACCAGCCTTATTGATTATCGAGGGAGGGTTCACGCAAACGGGCGAGTCGGTGGGGGCTGTGTCAATCCTGCTGTAGAATATCCCTCGATTGTTAACGATGGCGCAGCCCGGGCGGTTGGAGGGATGCCTTCGATCAATCTCTCAGCTCAGGTGGCGAGAGTGACCCCGGTTGGCTACTGGGACACCGGCAGCACAGAATTTGTTGCAGGGTGTTCTGAGGTGGACCTCGGGGCGAATATCTTCGCGGAGCTTGTGAACACGGTCGCCATAGGTGACTCCAAGGTCCCGACAGAGATGATTTGGTCCCTTCCTTCGGTCATAAGGTTCGACACATCACCAGCAAGACCCTTGAGAAGCGTCCAAGCGGGGGATGGGGTCTTTACTGCCGGGGGGCTTCTTTGGAGTTACGACGGGCAGGAGTTCATCGAGAATAACTTTATCGATATCCCTTTCCTTACGGTGAGCGAGTCCGATGCCGCTGCCGGAACCGGGTCGATAACTGAGGACGGGATTTATTCTTATTTCGCGGTTTACGAGTACACCGATGCTAACGGCTACGTCCACCAGAGCGCCCCATCGAAGTCAGTTAATCAGACGATTACCGGGTCATCCACCGCGATGGCGGAGTTGAAAATCTGGGTCCCTCAAATTACAAACATGCGGGATTGGGGTAATGGTGACGGCCCGGTTAAGGCGGCCATAAGTATTTATAGAAGCAGCAGCCGTGCGGTAGAAGAGGCTTTCTTTTTCCATGGGTCTGTCTCGGTCCCGACATACGGCTATTACTACGACGCCTCGAAAGTCTCCTTCGCCCCTCGCGATTACTTTGTCTACTTTTACGACCGCTCTGACACCACGCTGACAGATTACACCCTAGCAGACACCCCTTCACGGGCGGCTATCCCGTACCCAAGCAACCTAGCCCTGCACCGTGACCATTTAATGGTGGGGACCACCAGAGATAAGGTTTATTCCTCCTTCCTCTTTGACCCTGCTGGGGTGTCTGCTCCTCAATTCGATGCGTCCTCTGCGATAAGCCCCGAGGGGGTACCGAAGGAGATCCATCACGTTGTCTCGACAGGGACCCAGTTTGTTTTCTTCACAAAGGATGACGCCTTCTCTGTCGCAGGAGAGGGGCCGGGGGTTAACTCTATCGGCGGGTTTATGCCTCCATCTCTCTTCATCCGAGGGCAGGGGACCAAGAAAGACGGCATCGCGGCCATGACTCCCGCAGGTCTGATGTTCACCACCCAAGCCGGGATTTACGGTGCGGGGACAAGCGCAGGTCTGAACTACCTTGGTGAGGGCATCGAGAACCTTAAGGGCCTCCCGAATAAGGGGGACCCCATTGTCTTGGCAGAGACAAACGAGGTGATTATCCCTGTCTCCGGGGATGTGGCCCTTGTCTATAATTACTACTTCAAACTCTGGCATACCCTCCTTATAGGCGATGACTCCAACTACGGGGAGCAGGTTGAGTGGACGGGGTGGATTGACAAGAACGGTCAGACCCAAATCTATCGGCTCGATTCCGGTGGTCGGGTCTACAGACAGAAGCTAACCACGGACTCGCAGCCTTATGCTGACACCATTGATTCTGACCATACGAATTACACCTGTTCGGCCAAGACGAGTTGGATGCAGTTCCCCAAAGAAGCGGGGCTGATGAGGCTTTACCGGGTAATGCTGCAAGGGGAGTTTGACGCTTCAGACACCGCGGCATCAGTCACAATGAAGATATATAAGGACTTCGATGAGTCCTCTTCCGATTCTTATGTTGCATCGAGTATTACACCATCCTCGCCAATCGTCACTGAGCCTTCAGAGATTGTGTTAAAACCGAAGACACAGAAAGTTAAGGCGGCTCAGATTGAGGTGCTAATGACCTCGACCTCGGCAGGTAAGGGTTACTCCTTATCCGGGCTTCAGTTTGAGATAGGCGTTAAGAAACCAAAGACATACTTCAAAGGGAACGTGGGCAGGGTTATTGCTCCGAGTTAGGTAGAATTATGGCTGAACAATTTGGCGGCACTCAGAACATGAACTTCTACGATCAGGCCCTCCTTCAGGCATCGAAGAGGGCGGAGATGCTCACTCTGAAGGTGACGGGAGGTAAACCTAACCCGGCGATAGAGACGAAGATAACCATTGGGCTATTGGCGCAGTTGGTTTCTCCGGGAATTGAGAGGGCGCTTCGAGCGGAGAGCGACGAGAGGGGTGCGACTACGGAGACCACTCTGGTCGGGGTGGGGACAGAGTTATCGAAGAGCGGCTGGGCACTAAAAAAGAAACTTCGGGAGAGGACCAAGCAAGAGGTTATGGCTTCGGCGAAGAGAATTGCAGCAATGAAGATGGGGGAAGTTCTTATCATGGAGGGGCCGAAAATCCATGAAGGGTGGAAAAAGAGGCAGGTAGAGAAGGACATCGAGGAAGCCCTTGCTATCCCACAGGAGTCGGGGAAGGTTATGGGTTACGCGGAGCAGACCTACAGGGAAAGGATGGACGAGCCAGACTTTCCGAAGAAGGAAGGGTGGCAGGAGCTAGACCTTGAGAGGGCCCTTAATGAACCAAGAGAAGCTGAATCACATTGGCAAGGGGGTCGGACACCATTCACTAGCGGCGACCCCCAGAGTGATAGAAGCTTCGGGGTGGACGCATATGCCATACTCAATAAATACAGAGAGGGAGGGCCACGGAAGCCTCAAGAGTTAGACCTCTTTGACCTAAGCGGCAGCCCTTACGAGCGAGAGGCTGATTATTATACAGATGAAATACTCCGGCGACCCCCACCACCAGCATCACAGGCGAGGTTAAGATAATGGGAAGAAACAGAGATGCGCTCGACGGAATGACCCCCGAAGAGAAAGAACAGAAGTGGGAGGATGCGGAGACTCTCCCTACGGGTTTCGGGCCACCTCATAGGCAGCCAGTAGACCCATATCACGGAATTGGGTTTGAGCAGGTTGGAGGAGTATCCTCTTACGACACAGAGGCCCAGTTTGGGGACCAATCTCTTTATGACTTCAGGGACCACGACCTTACCAGTGAAGACCTTGAGGGGTTTAGGGAGGAGTTTAAAACCAAGGTGGCCGCGATGACTCCAAGGGATAGCACTTCCGGTGCGCGTCGGGGCGCTTGGATGAATTTCCTTTCCCAAAAAATGCACGAAGCAGCAAGAGAGAAGTCTGGCCTCACAGGGGAATCTTGGAAACAAGCGCAAAAACTCCGGGGCGCAACAAGGGAGGACCGGGACGCAGCCCCTTGGGAGACTGCTATTCGTCAGAGATACGCAAACGCCATCCGGGAGGCATATGGAAGGGCGGGGCGGTTCGGTGGTGACAGAGCTGCACAGGCGAGAGCCATCGGGCGGTCTGCATCTCGGGCGGTCCCTGAGTTGGAACAATACATCCAGACGACACGGGACGCCGAGAGGGAGCAAGCTATACAAGACTTCTCCGGGTTGAAGGTATCCCTTGAGGCTGGAGAGGCGAGAGCAGCCGAATATAAGGCGGGGCTTCTTGCTAATTATCAGGATGGGCAGGATGCTCGGGATAACGCTCAGATGGCGGGGCTTCTCAGTCTGCTTGGGACAGGGATTGGGGCTGGTATCGGGTTCTTTGCTGGTGGCCCCTCAGGGGCAATGGCCGGGGCGGCTATCGGCGGCGGTATTGGCGATGCTGCCGGGTCAGCATTTACTTAGGAGGTCATTGTGGGAAATCGCGAGGCTCAGTTAATAGAGATGAAAAAAGAGGAAGAAGCTAAACGGGAGGCAGACACGAGGGGTTCTCCTGTGATGCCTGCTGGTGGGTCCGCACAAGGGACCCCGAGCCCATTACCATCCACCGATACAGACCCAGAATTAGCCGGTGCTGGGGTGGCGATGGGTATTGCAGATGAACTGATGGGCTATAACGAGAGGGTTCGTGAAGCCTACGAGGGGGCGGAAAGGGCTGAGGGGGCGCTGGCGTGGGCACACGGGAAAAGGAGGAGGCAGATCCCCGGTGAGGAGGCCAAGCAAAAGGCCATGATTGGCAGGCATGCCGAGGGTCAAATCGAAACACAGACCGAACTGAGCGAGGCCATCAAAGAGAAGCAGGAGGAGAAGGCCCGGTGGCAGCGTCTTGAGTCGGTAAAGAAGGCCGAGGAAGGCCTAGTTCTTGAGGACGTCGCAAACACCATGGCGGACCTTAGAGATCAAATCCAAGAATACCGGATTGATCCACACCGCTATTATAAGAACACATGGGCGGCCACCGGCTCCGCAATTGCAATGGCTATCGGGGCCTATGCTCAGGGGTTGGCGGCGGGTCACGGTATTCGCATACCGAACACCGCGAAAGAGCTTCTTGATAGCGCCATATCTCGGGATGTAAAGGCTCAGGAGGCAGAGTTCAACTCCTTAAGGGCCGCCTCAGCAGCAACAAATTCTATCTTCGGGCGCTGGATGCAGATTTTCAACAACAGGGAAGCTGCTCGAATGGCCGCCAAGCTGGGTGCCCTAACTGCGGCTGGCATGAAGGTGGGGGAGTTAGAAACAAAGCAGAAAAACCAAAACACGCTCTTCGCGGCAGAGGCAGCAAAGAACGAAATCGAGCGGCAGGCCAAGGCAACGGAGCACAGTCTAAGGATTGCATCGCTGTCTGCCATAGCAAACCAGCAGAGGCTCCGTGTAGAGAAAGAGGTTAGGCTAAAGGATGTCAAGTTATCCAAGTGGGTTAGCGAATCCCTTGGCAACTTCACGCAGTTCGAGCAGTCCATGGAGGAACTCCTCAGTACTAACAAGAAATTGGGAGATTCAGTGACCGAAGGGACTTCTCCTTTTGCGATTGTTGCCCGGATGATTGCCGGGTCTGTTCCCGGTTACGAGTTCACGTCGGGGACGTTAAACCGCCAAGCCAAAGAAATGATGGTCCTGATGATGCATGCCGCAAGTGGGGCGAATGTCACAAACAGCGAGAGAAAACTGTGGATGAAGGATTTTGGCGTTTTGGCGAGATACGATTCAGCGAGGAGAGTGACTAGACTTCGGGAAATATTCCTAGGCTCGTTGAAGCGGCAATCTATAAAGATGCGGTCTCTGCCGGTGGATGAACAGAGGGCTATCATGCAGAGGGCCCCGGAACTTAGTCACCTGTTTTTAACCCCGAGTCAGCTTGAGGCTTGGGTCAGCAAGACTCTGGGTATTGGTCAGAAGATAGGGACGAAAAGGGCAACGGACACTTCATCCCCTAGCAAATTAGAACAAGGCAATCGGCCCCAAGAGTCAAAGGGCACAATTAAGAGAACCCCGCAAGGAAGTGCGCCGGGGAGTTCTTACTCGTATTAGGAGCAGACACCCATGCCTAAGATGTACCGGGTCGAAGACGGCCCAAGCGCCACCCCAACGGATATCCCTGAACATCTTGCGGAGGAATACTACAGATCTGCAAATTGGGTATTCCATAAAAACGCCAAGGTCCCGGTGGACTATGGGAATGGCACGTATGGAGAGGAGAAGGAGAGTAACTTTTGGAAGATCCTTCGGGATGGGGGAAGCTATGACACCCTCGCCCAAAGGGTGCTCCGGAGAGAGGCGAAGGACTTTAAGGGGAAGAACCTTGAAACTTTCGCCTATGGGATAGGTCATGGGGTTGGCGGGGGTTGGTTTGACGGTCTGGCAAACAGGGCCATGGACCTCCCCGAAAGCTACCTAGAGAAGCTCGAAAAACATAACCCCTATATGCACGGCGCAGGGATGATGCTTGGGTTTGGCGGGATGGCCTATGCCACAAGGGGCAAAAACATCAGAACTGGTGCCGGAGGGGCGGGCTTGTTGAAGGGCGGGGCAAGGTTCACCCCCGGAGGCTTGTTGCAGGGCGGGGCAATGCTCACCCCCGGAGGCTTGGCCTTTAAGAGCGGGGCAATGGTTGAGGGGCTTATTGCAAAGAAGCTAGGGCTCAAGGTATCGAAAGAGGCGCTTGAAGGACTCTCTACGTCCGGAAAATTACTAAGGATGGGGGCGGCTGCGGGTCTGGGTGGTGCCCTTGAGAACGTGGTGTTTGAGGGGCACAGCAAGCTTGGAGAGGCGTTTTGGGGTGATGCTGATTTGACCAGTCAGCAGATAGGGGCAGACCTAGGCTTTGCTGCACTTGTTGGGGGAGGTCTTAGTGGTGCCCTCGGGTTGACTGGCGGATCTATTGGGAGAGGTCTCGGGTGGGCTTACGACTCAGCCGGGAAGCCATTAAGCGATTCGGCCATTAAGTTATGGGCCAAGTGGCTATCAGGGAGAGGTGGCAAGGAGGGAGCAGAACAGAACCTCAAGGACCTCACCGAGACCCTTTTAGACCCCACCCTTAGGGGACAGGTGCAGGGGGTGGGAGTCGCGGTCAATAAGGCGGCCAAAGAGACCGAGGGGTTTCTTAATGACATCGGGTCAAAGGCTCAGAAGATTGTCGATTTCTCGCAATCCAGAACGAAGGAGGGTGATCTTGCCGAGAAGGTGACTGGCGACAATATCATGGAGTCAATCAGCGCGGCGGAGGAGCAAATAAACCACATGAGGGCTATGGCGAGGGAGATTATCGCCGACCCAGATGCGTCCACTGCCACGGGCCACAAGATTAACGAGCTGGCCGACGAGCTAGAAGAGCAAATTCTTGTCCTATGGAGGAACACAGACGCAGCCGCAGGGATTGAAATAACCGCCTTTGAGGTAAGCGGCGGCGGTGTTGGTGATGAATTTATCGGCGACCCTCAGATGCGTTTCGGCTTCGAGGTGAGCAGGCAGGGCCCGAAAAGAAAGCTAGCGAAAGGGGCCGCAGAAGCGCTGAAGGATGATCGGGGGTTTGCCGAGGCGCAAGGGGAGTCTGTCGTTGGGTTGCGGAACAAGAGAGACGCAGCCGAGGAAGCATCAGAAGCGCTGGGGGCCGCATGGGAGGATGGCATCCGGGACATGGATAGGCTGGAGGGGGAAATTGCTGCCCTCAAAAAAACAAAGCCGAACAAGAGGGGGGACAGGAACAAGAAGAAGCGCCAACTCAAGAAACTGGAGAACAGTCTTAATGAGAGGACGAAAGAAACAAACTCGATATATGAGAAATGGGCAAAAGATAAAGAGGCGCTCGAATCACTTAATGAAACCCTAGGTAGACAATCATCTGACGCCTTTGAGCGCTCCGGGAGGGTTAGGGAAAGAGAGGCGTCAAGGGACGTGTTCGAGTCAGGAGTCAGGACCCCTGAGGAATCTCGGTTACTCGATGAACAACTCCGCCTTAATCAAATCAAATCTACGTCCTTCATCAGCCGCCTATACTTTAGGATGGACAACATTAAGAAATCCCTCGGCCAACTCCTTAAAGAAGGGGAGTTCCCTAGGGAAGAGGGCATTAGCGTAGGGGAGAAAGAGGCAAGAAGGGTTGCAGGGGAGCGCCTAACCGAACAGTATCAAGTCCTCCAAAGGTTACTAGAGGAGCCTCAGCCTTGGGGGGAGATGGGGGACATACAGAAGGAGTGGAACTTTGCGGCGTCAGAGTGGCTCGACATTAGGGATGTCACCCGAGAACTCCTGAAGCCACTTAAAAAAGGGGACCTGTTAAAGCCAGCAACGAAAGACCGCCCATTCGATTATTCCGCCCTCCGAGAATTTATTGACCAGCTAAGAAAGGGCGAGGCCGGTGACGCCGTATCTCTTTTTGATGAATATATCGAAAAGACCGAGAGACTCATCAGGATGGCAGAGAAGCACTTCGGGCCGAGGATGAAGGCGGAAGGGGTGCATATTGACATTAAGGAGATGAAGGCCGGGGCGCAGCGAATGAAGGACGCCCTTGAGGAAATAAGGAAACTTCAGAATACCCAAGAGATGCTTCAGGAGAGGTTCCCGGAAGCAAGGGAGATGATCAAAGGTATTAAGAGGACGGCTCGCACCATCGGGTGGGTGGGTGCTGGCTCCGGGGCCTTAGACGTTTCGACAGTAGCTCTTGCCGAAACAGCCAACCTCCTCTCCACAGCAGTCAACCGACCCCTTTGGGCACTAAAGAGATTTGCGCAAATATCGGACCTAAAGCGGCGAGTCTCAAACACCATCGACAAGGCAGCTAGAAAGACCGCCAAGAGGATGGCCCAGCAGGGCGGCGACGGAACCATCAAGGGCGCATACAGGGCAAGGACCGGGGTGCGGGGTGGCAAGGTCCGAGGGGCAATTAACATGCTCAAAACCATCGGCATCCATGAACACCTTAGGGACCCCCACAGAAAAAGCGTTATCGCGGACGACACCCAGCAAGTTATTGAGATCCTTGATGGGCTAAACTCCTCCTCTCCACTCCTAAGAAGCAAGATAGAGGAGAGCGTAAACCATCTGGATGGAGCACCAGAAACCCAAGAGGCACTGAGGCAGCATGTTTATGGGTCACTATACTATCTCCTCAACAACCTCCCTCTTGGCATATCTCGGACAGTGGACGCCTTCACCGGAGAAACAAAATACGCAATAACTGACTCCGCAGCTCGGGAGTTCATGGATGTTTTTACGGTCCTCATTGATCCCATGGTGGTCCCCGAGAAGATGGCCGAGGGCGGGCTGACCGTGGCAGAGTCCAAGGCGTTTCGTGACCAGTTTCCCAAGCTATGGGAGCAGTTCAAGGTGGGGGTGTTTGAAAACATAGCCGGGAAAGATATCCCGTTCTCTGCCAAGATGCAGCTCTCTATCCTCTTCGGGGAGGCGCTGACACCAATGGCTAATCCGGCGATGGTCAACCTTCTACAGCAGCAGTATGCACCAGACCCGGAGGGACAGAAGCGAAAACCATCAAGGGCCAAGTTAAAGGCCATCGGGGAGAGGGCTGACCAGATGATGACACCTTCACAAAAGGCTTTTGCAACGTAATGGAACCATGGGAGTTGGCAGGGGGGACCGCTGGTGGTGGGGTTGTCGCTATCCTTCTCCATCGCCTCCTTACGATCGCAGAGAACTATGTAAAAAATAAGAAGGTGGAGCCGGAGCAGGAAGACCGCCATGGCCTTGTGGTGCTTGCAGAGATAAGCCGGGAACTGACCAAGGTAGCCACCATCCTCGAAAATATCCATGAAGAGCAGCAGAAGATCGCTGCCGATGTGCTTGAAATCAAGATGGTCCAAGATAGGCAAGTCGCCATCGAGAAAGACCGGAGAGCGAGGGCCGTATGCTAGACCTGACACATGGACACAAATCAACTGAGGGGAAGCGCTCGAAATGGGTGGTCATCTCATCCCTTGTAATCAGCATCCTCGGGATAGTGGCGGAGTTTGCACTTCAGGAGTGGCTTGAACCGGGCAGTGGGATTGCCGTATCCATCGCCGGGATGGTGGTGTCTGCCGCCGAGAGCTTTGGGTACAAGAAGGAAACCACCCGGCTGAAGATTGCCAAGCTACAGGCTGACGCAATAAAAAAGTCCCAAGCCTCTTCAGGGGAGGGTTAAACCTTGAGGGGGTTTCGCGGGAAATATTGCTTCATGCTGCTGCTAACGATACTGGCGCTGGTCTTCGTGGCGAGCTTCGGAATAGAATTTCTGATGATATTATGCTCATTGCTGAATCTGGCATAACCAAAGACTGGGGCGGTGAAGTCCAATGGAGCGCCGGGGCCAGCTTGAAGATAGATTTCTGACACCAAAGAGGTAGGCAATGAGTGAATGGGTGAGCAAATACTTCAAACGGCATGAGTTCCAATGTGACCGCCCTGAGCGCCCCTGTGAGTGCGGGCTGGATAATATACACCCAACTCTCCCCCTGCTCGCTGATGAGGTCAGAGGGCATCTGGGGGTCCCTGTGGAGGTCCTATCGGGGGTGCGCTGTATCTATGGGAATCGGGTGGCCGGAGGGAGGGAACGGTCCTTCCATATTCCTCGGTTAATCACCACCGGGGAGATTGATGATATCGATGGGTTAGGACTGGCGGCAGACTTCTCGTTCCAGAACCGGGCGCTCCGGACCAGAGAGAACCTGTGCCGCCTCTACATGCTCTTCGAGTCCTTCGGGACTAAGAAATACTGCAAGACGATGGGGCTTGGCCTCTACGACTGGGGTGTGCACGTTGACCTCAGAGGCCATGTAACCAGCAAACCCGGAAGGTGGAATGAAATATTCTGGGGGAAGCTGGGATGATGGGGGGTGCCGAGGCCGCGATGCTTTAGCTTAAAAGGGTTGCGGCCCCGGCGAGAGGTCACGAACAGAGAGACTACATCGAAATCAGACGCCGTTTCAATGCCTCGTTCTCTTCGGAGAGTTTCTTGTTTTTTGCGAGCAGCTTGATGAACCCTGCGGTGAGGTCTTCGACAGCATCGGCATAGTCGAGAGGAGGTTTCCCGGACAAGACAAGACGAGCAACTGCCTCGGCCCTACCCAGAGAGCCATCCCCAAGACTAAGAACCGTTCCCCTACTGGATGTATCTCCTGTCATGATGTCTTTCGGCTCGCTCAGTTCGCCATTTCTTGATGAACTTTTCGGCCCCCTTGTTGCCAATAATAGCGCCATCGAAAGGGATACACCAGTCTTGAGCAGGGACCGCGCCATCTGTCAGGATATCCATGGCCACCGCCCGATGAATCCCCGGAGTGGTCTTTCCTGCGAGCCATCTGGAGAATGTTTCGGGGGTTACAAACACCAGCTCTGCAAACTCTCGATTAGTCCAGCCCCCGCTCCTTAGCCATATCCGAAGCTTCTTGGCCGCCGCTCTCTCCTCCTCCTCCTCCGGTAGCATCAGGCTCAAACCTTCTAATAAGTCCTGTGGTGTCGTTTTCATTTTCTCTTTTCCTCTCAATATATCCAAGCCCCTCAAGAACGGAGGTGGCAGCTTCGCAACCCTTGGTCACATAAGCATCCCACCCGCACCCGGCGAGCCGTGTTAAAAATTCCTGCTGTTCGGGTCTGCCCCATACAGGATAGGACCCCTTGACCCGCTTCATCTCAATAGCGCACCCGGCCCCACCGCTAGGGCTTGGGTCGAATATCAGGAAGTCAGGACACCCGGCCTTGACCCCAAACATCTTGCGCTTGTACCCAATTCGCTTGGCCTCCTCCGGGGTGTTTGCAATCTTCCCTTCGTTCGGTACATGGATGAAGAATATATTCTCTCGCTCCAGCACCCGGACAAAGTTCCGATGCTCAACACTCTCCAGAGGATGCTCTCTCTTTTTCTTGGGCTTTGCGGCCCTTGCTCTCCGCCTTCGGTCAATCTCCGAAGGGTCATTTTTTAATATAAATTTCTCGCTAGCCTTCTTTATCCTGTCCCGATAGTCGTCCACCGGTTCCCCATTCCCTCGTCAGAAAGCTAACCGTATCGCGCCACCGATTGGACCACCTTCCTAACCTCCCGTTCAGACTTCGGAGGCTTGCAACAAATCTTGTTGACCTGAAGCAAAGCATCCTCAACGTCCCCATAAACCTCGGCATAAGGGACCTGTTGCCCCCCTGAAATAATGTAGAAGAGTCTCCCGGCAGCTTTGGCGAGTTCGGGGTTTCTCCCGTTCCCCCCCTCGTCTGTCTTGCGGAACTCTTTCCCCTGCCAAAAGGCCGGGTCAAACTTCAGGGGTTCAAACTTTTTTTGAGCTGTCGCTGCCCTCTTCGCTCCATGGAAATCCTTTCGGAGGAACCAAGCCAACCAAGTCGGCATCTCAGCGAGGGGGACCTCTGTGGGGTGTCTGCCTTGAACCCACTCGTACTGATGACCAGAAGAATGGACAGAGGGGGGTGCTACGATGTAGCCACCGGTTGTCCTGATATCGATTCCGGGGATAGTTTCATCCTCTGAAATCTTCAACCCGGCAGAGTTCCGAATCCCCTCCAGATGTTTAAAATACATGTGGAACCCTCTCCGGGTCCTGACCGTGGGAGTCAGGGGAGGATTCATATCATTGTATTTAATCCGGAGGCGTTTGAACTCAGACACCCCGTCATTATCCAAATCAACCACCGTGAACTTAGAGCAGTGCAGCCCGATGTTTGCGTCCGGGTGTTTGTTCCATTGCAGCTCGGCCTCTAGCCCCGAGGTGGTGGCCCCTTCCTTATAGGGGATGATGGGATGCTTGCCGGGGTCAGAGCAGTTGAGCCTATCGTGACACCGGCAAACACCATCATCATCCACACCAAAAACAGGGAAGACTGGCCAACCATTATTTGCGTACCATTTTGCCCAGTCTTTCATAACTACGCCTGAGCCATCGGCCCGGTTGGAGCCGGGGGAGCTTTACGAGCCTTGCGGGGCTTCGGGGTAGCCTTGGGTTTCGCTTGAACCTTGGGCTTGGCTTGAGGCTGAGGCTCCGGGCTTGGCGGGGAGTTCAATCCAACCTTTCCCCGAACCTCAACCTCAGCCTCGACAACCTGCGGGACCTCTTTCGGGGGTGCAGGAGGGAGAGCAGCGGAAGGCTCAAAGGTGAGTCCTTCACTCGGAGGCGGTGGGGCTACGGGCCTCGGGGCGTCATAGTCTCGGGCCTCCTCTGCGGTAATCAATCCCCGGAGAGCATCCGCGAAGGCGTTCCGGAGTCCAAAACCCCTTGCTCTCATCTGGAGCATCCGCTGGGGGTAGTCGGTCCAAGGCCCTTTGCGTCCCCAGAGTCGCGCTCTTTTTGCGTCATCGACAGAGAACTTGGATACAAACGGCTCCGGGTTCCCTCTACGCTTAACCCTAATGACAGCTACGCCCGTCTCGTTAATCTGCTCAAAGGTGGATTCCTGATGCCATTCGTAGGCCGGGTGATTCTGAACCACCGCCAGAGCTGCATCGCCCCAGAGGGAGGGCTTGCCGTTAATGACGGCGACGTTCTGAACGCTCGCCATCGGGTTAAGGCCAACCTCTCGGCCAAAGAGAACAGCGGCAAAGACCTCATGGACCTTGCCCCTCATCTTCTCCGGTACGAACTCAGTCCGGGCGATAGCCTCGGCCATCTTAAAGAGTGCATTTCCGTCTTCTGGTGTAATCATTGCGGTGGTCATTCTGTAATTTCTCCTCCGTGGGCATAAAGAAGATCTTTCTTTACCCCTCGGAAACTAAGTGTTCGAGTGCCATGTTTATTTGGCTTAAACGTGATACGTCCGTTGTCGATAAATGTCAAGCCATAGTTCTCCCCGATGCTCTCTTTGAGTACGTTTTCTCTCTCCTGAATAATCGCTTCAACCTTCTTTAAATGCTGCTTAGCCTCCATTAGGTTGAACATGTGGAGATAATCGTCATCCTTGGCATTGGGGTAAAGTTCCTTTGTTGCCTCTTGTCGCTTGAGATAATCCTTCATTGCGTCTGAAGAATCAGTTTCCGGGGGAATCTCAGGCAGGATATGGTCAAACCAGAAGGCTTCGTTAGCCTCCTTTAGTTCCTTGGCCCGTTCCTCGTTTCGAGAGACAACGTAAATTCTGGGGATGTCAGTCCAGTTAAAGATGACAGGCATCAGGACGGCAGACACCCCCGGATGGGCGGTCATGTGGTGCTGGCACTGGTCGTAATAATACTGGGGGACCATGCCCTCTAGGTCGTAAACCTCGCCGGGGTCCGGAGTCTCCTTGATAGGGATGGGGTTGGCCCATTCCGCTCTGTCAGAATATTGACACCGTTTTGCTTCTAGTAGGAAGACTGGTCTGTGGTGTCTGCTTGAGCGAACGATTTTACC